ACCATCGTTATTTTATGGAAATTATAGAGCGTTTTAGTAACCTTCATTTCAATCAAGGACACTAAAATTCTTGATTGAGCATAAAAAAAGACTTGGCAGCATGAGCTACCAAGCGACATGAAAAAACAAAAACATTCGGCACGCAATCGCCTAAAATACATCTATAGTGTACCTTTATTTAGATTAAATGTCTAACGATTTATCATGAATACACAAAAAAGGCTAGGATACCCCTAGTCTTTTATCGTTCCCAAATTACAACGTCTTTCTGCGATTAATTCCTCTAACTCGTTCAAGTCCGAACCCGTAGCATGATTTCTGATGAAGCTACGAGCTGACGACCTTTTTGATAGGTAATTCCGATGTTCTCGATTGTTCTCATTCCACTTCTTAGTGGCTTTTTGCTGTGCATCTGTCATTATGCTGCTCCTTTGAGTTATCCTATAAAGTCAATCAATTCTTCAAAGGGAACTTCGTCGAAATCTTCGTAATCTGTGAAGTCTTTCATGTACTCTTGTAAGTCGTTGAGGACTTTTTCTTCAGTGACTTCTTCGTCACCATCGTAGTGTTTTTTATATTCAGTAACAAGTTCGTTGATTTGTTTTTGTGTTAATGCCATTTTGTTTTACCTTGAGAACTTCTTTTGTTCTCCCTTTCCTTATCTTCATTTATATTATAGTACATATACTATATATTGTCAACACTTTTTACAAAGAAATTTAAGTTTTTTTGCAAAATAAAAAAGCCCCGACTAAAAGCCGGGGGCAGTTCGAGAAATTTATCGAAATGACGCCAAGTATTCCACTGACTATGTTATCACTTATCTATGGAAATTACAAATAAAAAAGAGCTATGAGATAACCTCGTAGCTCTTTGCCTATGATGGATAGATATATTATAACATAAAAAAAGCCCTGCGTCAGAACGTATCTGTCCATAATGGATGCAGGGGGATTGTCGTTTCATGTATATTATAGCATTTTATAGCATTTTATAGCATTTTATAGCATTTTATAGCAAATAAAAAAAGCCCCAACAAACGCTGAGGCTCGACCACTACCACCATGATGTCCGAACTGTGGTCTGTCGGGAGGTGATATACTCCTTTTAGTTTTATAGTTTGCGTGGTCTGCTTATTACATTTTAGGCGAATGAACCGAATGACGTTACACGTCGGCCGTTCTCTGACTGGCCGACTGCTACATAGCGACGATTTCCAGACCAGCTAATGTAGCTAATCCAGATATAGCCGTCAACGTCACACCAGCCATCGTAGTTGATAGTTTCGCCAGCTCCATAAACTGCCACGATTTCAGCACCTAGACCGGCACCAGCTCGAACGTTGAGAGCTGACACTTCAACTGTGAATGATCCGGTTTCCTCTTTAATCTGTTGGGAAGTAGAACCAGCCTACAATACCGTCAAAATTGCGTGTATTGTAACGAGCAGGACCACCAACATACAAGCTATCAGCGTTCCCGTCAATATTCTGCTCGATAGTTCGCATGGTATAGCCGTCTGAGTCTTCGATAACCAGACCAGTGTGCCCGTATGGGTGTCCTGCGATGTAAGTAGTATCCATGACGAATACAGCCCCACGACGTGGACGACTGTCAAGGTTCCCCATTTGGTTATACTCGACTTCATAGCCTGCTTCTGCCGCTGAGTTGAGCAAGTCAATAGCATTGCCCCAAAGAGTACGGCCAAAGAAATTAATTGAGATAGAGTTAGGCAGGTCAACGCATTGTGTCCCATAAGCTCCGTCTGCATCGGTACCAATCCCAGCGTTAGCTAGGTCTTCTGCAAATTGAATGATGTCGTTATCTGTTGCCATATTAGTAGCCCTCCTTATCGTTTCGAGGTTCGTGGTAGCTCAATGCTTGTTCGCTATCTCCAAGACCCTTAGTTGTTGGGTCTGTAACAATTCCCAAAATTACCAAGATCACAACGAAAGTATTGACACCTTCTTGAATGTTGTGAGGAATTTCAAGCCCGAACTGTTGCAACATCAAGAATACTGCTGAAATAAGAGCAACCAAAGTAGTTTTGTTTTGCAAACGTAGTTTAAAATTAATCATTGTCATTATTCTCCTTTTTGTCTGAAGGTTCCAAGTTAAATTTCTCTTTGTCAATATTTTTTTTGATGTACTTGTCGATATAGGGGATTTCCACGCCTAACGCTGACAGGCTAGCCAAAATACTAGAAGTGTAAGCTGCAATCATTGAGAATATAAATGTATCAACGATACTGCCCAAATTCATGAAAATCGCAAACGGGTAGAATATCGCCACAAACACAACCATCGCTGTGTGGCTGGCTACCCCTTTTCGGAACTTTGTGCTCGAGAGTTCGTGAGCAGCCCAAGCTCTAGACACACCTACGGCAATGTCTGAAAAAATAATTATCACGAGAATAAGTACCCACGGATGCTCATCAATACCGTGTGCGTAGAAGTCTCGGACTACATCAAAGAGCCCAAAGATGCCATCTGGTTTCTGTACCATTAATTCTCCTTCGGTTTGAATAGCCATGCAGTAGCAATCCCATTGTTTTCTAACTTGCCACCTTTTGCGAAATCAGCGAATGGCTGATTTTCGTAAGTGAAAGACCCGTTTACTTGGATAAGTACCAGTTTGCCTTCTCCGTCCACTTCTTCGTGGTCCGGGGCTTCGATAGCAAAGATATCCCCAGCGCTGAATACATCGCCTTTTTTAGCGACTGGCAACAATTCCAAGTATTGCTTGTAGATTGTGCCGTACTGGATATTTTGACTTATTACCGCATTGAGAATGGAAACGTTAGCGATTTTACGAGTAAGTTCCCCTTGTTCAGCGACTTTCTCTGCTAAATTCAAGCGGCTGTCAAGGTCTTTAATCGACTCCTCTGACTTGGCTTGGTAGCGTGCCAATGCCCCTGCAGGATCCAACTCAGTCGCTAAGATATCCAAGATAAGCTGGATTTTAGCTTCATCCGTCTTGCTTGTGTGGTCGCCCGGCACATCACGAGTCAACCACGTCGAGCCATCTTTGGACTGGACAGCAATCCTTGTTGTTGTCGGGTTGGTCAGATAGCTTGATGTGACACTGAAATTAGATTTGTTCATCAGTCGCTCCTTTCTGTGCTACCTCATTAAAGAGGTCGTTAAGGTCTGAATCAGACGCTAGTACATTTTGATAGTGTTCTAGTTGTGATTTGACCTGCTCCAGTTCGCTAGCAGTTGACTGCAAGCGAGCCTTAAACTCGGCTTTTTCAATCGTTAAATTAGCATTCTGACTTGCGATGTCTTGAATCATTGAAGTATAAATTTGTTCGTTCATTAGTATTTCCTCTCTTACCAGTGGTCGATTTTACCGAAAGTCGCTTGTTCGTTTTTTAAAGCGTTGATAAATGCAGGATCCTTTCCGTTCCCTCCAACATTTAGGAAATGCTGCCAGACCCTAGCGAGAGCCGCAGCAGCAAACGCAAGATTGGTAACATTTATCCAACGCCCGTCGGGAAGTGAAGCTGGGTGGAAAGAGAACCCTCGGTTAAGGTAGAAGTCGTCTTTTAGCAAGATTCTGTCGCCGTAAAGTTCAGCTTGGTCAAAAACTGCGACATGTTCCAAACCCCTTGCAGCACGATACACACGAAGCCCTGCGAAACGACCAGAAGACGCTGAATTGATTCCATCTCCAGAGGATGTAACGCCGATGGCCGCAAACAACGAACCGGTATTCTGGTCTTCGTCTGGTGGGGTGTCGTTGAAGTGCACAAACGCTGTGTGCGGACCTTTACGTCGAACCAGCGCGTTATCCTTATTGTGAAATTCAATCGTTGCATTATCGTAGAAATGAATCTCAGATTGATTTAAGTCAACTCGCATTGAGCCGTTGAGCCCTTCTATTTTGCCTCCACGATAATTTAAACCGGTAAACGTACCACTAGTAACGCTTGAAGCATTCAGATTGACAACGTCAACCAGTGAAGCGTTTAAGCGCCCGCTAGTGATTTTACTTGCTGAAAGCTCTCCGATTTTGGCTGAGCTGATAACACCGTCCTCGATGTACGTAGAGCCAGTGATTTGAACCAGTTTACCGTCGATTTTAACTGAGCCGTCCTTATTGAGATTGATTTGGTTGAGCACGTCACCAGACCTTGTTAGGTTCTTGACTGCCCATGAGCCAGCAATCTGCGACATTTCGGACTTGGTAGCTTCAAGCCCAGTGTCTAGCTTGTCTAGTTGCCTGTTAGTGACACCGAGATTAAACGACCACTTATCCTCTAGGTTCTCGACTTTCCAGACTGTACCCTTGGCATCTTGAATAATCTGAGAAATGGACTGCCCATGTTCACCAATAGTTCGGCTGAAACTGTCAACGGTTGACTTGATTTCATTGAATTTAACCGTAACCTCTTGACTTGCATCTTTCGGAGACGGCTGCCAAGCACGGTCCATAGTTCCTTCGTAGAAATCTAGTTCTGTGAAGAATAAGTTTGACGGTTGTGCATCCGTGCGCCCTCTGTTATCAATCCGAATATATCCTTCATCGAATTCTCCGTTTTGGACAGTTAATCCAAACCGCTTAAGCGTGCTAATCTCTGGACCGTTGATGTGTTTCAAGTGATAGACGTTAGTGTAGTCTTTGGTCTCTCCCGTTTTTCTAACTAGCAAATAAATGTCAGCGCCAGCCAAGTTATCGCTGCCAATTAGCGAGATATTAACTCGGTAAGCAGTGTTTCTCTTAAGAGGAATCCTTCGAGTGGACGCTGGCGTTGTCGCAGTGAGTTGAGCTTCTGCATTGTACAAACGGAACAGCTCTCTAGCCCCGTTGTAATAAGTAGCATGCTTATCTACGAATAAATTCTTATTCCCTTGTCCATAAATCCATGTACCCCAGCCGTCTATGTTTTGTGGGAATGCCGAGTTTTGGATTAAATTCTCGCCGCCGACTTGTCCGATTGACGGGATCTGTTTCTTAACCTCGCTAATAAGCTGAGTTGTCCCTCGCTCTGATTGTTGAATGAGATTCGTGACAGTAGTAGCCGTCACAAAGCCTCTGCTATCAATGGTTCTATCTAGGTCTACTCTAGATAGCTTAGTTTCAATCTTGCCAGCTAACGTGTTGATTTGCGTTTCAGCGTTAGTGACTTTATTCCCAAGATTGTCAAAATCAACTCTTGAAACCTTTTGAGCGATAGAATCCGCTGTGACACGTAATTCTGCGTTAGTCTGGTTGATTTTACGCTCTAACTCTTGACCTTTAGACACTGCACTGTCAGCCGTAGCTTTGGCAGTTTGGACTTCTGTCCGGTCTGCTTTTAAACTGATTTTGCTATCAGTCTGAGTGATTGCGGTACTATTAGCCACTACGCTCTTGGACAATTTGTCAAAATCTGTCTTCGATACCTTCGACGACATTTCACCGACCAATTGATTAACCTTGGTTTCAGCGTTAGTCATGCGGCTATCTGTTTCAGATTGTTTCTGAGATAGCTGACTGACACCTTGCTCGGTCTGTGTTATCGTCGTTTTAACCGTGCTGATTTCGGCTTCGGTATCCTCTGGTGCTACTGTATGCTGCAAGGGGATGAGTGCCCCTCTAACCAGCATAGGCGGTTTGATTTTCAGATACCCATTTCTGACCACTGATATGTAAAACGGCCACTCTCCAAGCTCAACGCTCTTGCTAGTAGTAAACGTCAATTTGACATCAAACCATTCATCTTTAACGCCCGTCGGTATGTCAAAGACGAATAAATGGTCATTACTTTTATGGTTTTTTATCATAATTTTAGCGCCGAAATCAATATCGATGCTGCTGTCGATGTAAATCGGGGCTAGAAGTGAGAATGTTTCCCCGGCCTTAACATCCGCAACAGCCATATTCCATGAAATCCCAGCGTAAACATCGTTAGGGTAGTTTTGGGAATTGATGATATAGGCCTGACCGTCGGTAGTAGCATTACTTCCTGCCGGCTGTCGGTGCAAGTTCTCGAAATCTGCTGACTTCAAAATCAAGTTACGACTGCCAAAATCTGTCGGGATCTTGCTGTCTACTCTGCTAATCTCAGTAGTGATTTTATTTCCTAGCTGAGTAATTGAGCTTTCAGCCGTAGCAAGTCTCTGAGTAGCATTGTTAAAATCGCTTGTTTTCACTCGTTGACTAATCTCGTTAGCTTGCTGAGTGATATGACTTTCAGCGTTCAACACTCGATTATTGACATTGTCAAGCTCTTGTTTGTTAGCTTTAGACGCAATCATGTCCGCTTGCTGAGTGATTGATGTTTCAGCACGATCCACACGCCCTGTCAGCGTGTCTACATCCTGCTTGTCGGCTTTCTGGCTGATTTCCCCAGCCTGCACTGTCAACGAGCTCTCAGCCTTGTTTAGACGCCCAGAAACAGCATTGACTTCCTCTTTGCTAGCCTTAGCTGAAATCTGCCCTGCTTGCTGTGTCAAAACCGTCTCAGCATTAGACACGCGCTGACTGACTTTGTCAACATCTTGCTTGCTAGCTACTGAAATCAAGGCGTTGTTGATTTTGGCAAACTGTACAGACGTGTCGTTTGACAATGTGCCAATAGAACCTTTTAGAGCTTCAACTTTCTTTTCAGTTTCTGATAAGTCCGTGTTTAGCGTACTTTTAGCATTATCGACCAGTTTGACAGCTTCTGAAAGTGCGTCTTTTTTAGATGCAGCAATCTTCTTCTCTGTCTCTGCACGCTCGACGGTGTCCAAATAACGTGCTTCTGCGATAGCTTCACTCTTGACGTCGTTTAGATGGCTAAAAGCGTCCTCTGCGGTTGATTTAGCTGAACTAGCTAATGTTTCCGCATTAGTAGCTTTGGCTGTGATTTCAGCAACCACTCTGTCGTGGTCTGATTGCTGTTTAGCCATGTCAGCTGCGACTTTCTCAAACTCTTTCTTGATTTTGTCTTGTAGCCCCGTGCCGTCCCATGTCCTCAAGACCTCTTGCCACATTTCCCCAGTCCAGCGATACATGATGGTATGCCCCTCGTGTTCTGGGTCTGGTTTGTACCAAGAATCATTGATTAGGACTTGTCCGGGGTGAGACTCTGTTGGATCAGTGCTTGTGTACCAATTATGGTTAAACCCATTAGCTGATGGGATAAACTCTGGCAGTTTCTTGACAAACTCAGTAAACTCACCAGCTTTAAACTCATCAATAGCTTTGTTGACGGTACTCTGTACCTTTGCGTCATTGCTTTCGCTAACTCGATCTCCCAGCTTGATGTCGCTAGACTCATTGTTTAAGCGGTTAAATGTGATTTCAAAGATACGTGTATCATAATCAAGATGTCTGTCATGACGAACAACTCGGATAGTGTCCCCGATTTGAACGCCCTTGAGATATACCGTTGACGTTTTAAGTGTCAACTTAGGTCTTGAAGACTCAATCAAAGCCTCGTAAGTCTGCTTGATAAGTTCGTTCTTGTCTTCTTCCTCGCTAAATTCGACAAAGCCAATCTTTGGGCGCATCTTGCCGTCTGGTTGTTTAATCCCGTATTTAGCGGTCATTTCGGGGATTTCAAGATACTTCTGACCAAGTGGCTTGTCTAGTGGGTCCCCTTTGGCTTTTGACCAGACAACTTCCTCGAAGTTGATTTTTCGACCATAGCCATCGGCATCTTTGCCGGTGTCTTCCGCTGAGCTGACTTGTTCCCCTTTACCACGACCAACCAAGGCGGTGTATAGGTTTGTCTTTTCAACCTCTTGTAGAATTTCAAGGGCGTTATGACCGTAGACAACACGCTTACCGACTGCTTCACCTATTTTGCGCTTGAAATCAATGTATCTAGCGCCAATCTGAGCGCCGTTCATTTCAACAAAGAACTGCATTTCTAAGCCCCACACTTTGCACACCTTTTTCAGTGCATCGAATGTGGAAATGTAATAGAAATTGGTACTCTTTGGGTTTGTTTCAGCAATGAAACGAGGAGACCAGTTTGTGCCAGTCAAGAGCCATTCAATGACTGGTCTAGCACGTTGGTCTGTTGGGCGCTTGTCGTAAACGACTGTCTTGCGTAGCTCCTCAATGCCAGACTGAACACCGATAAGCGTTGTGATATCCCCTTTGGTGTTGCCTTGGGCGATGTAGAAGTAATGGAATTTGTGGGTATCGTCGATTGACTGAATAGCCATGTATTCCAGTTTTTCCAGCTCGTCATCCTTCAAGGCTTTCATTTCGACGGTCAAGCGGTCTGAAATGTAGTTTTCAGTGGTAAGACTGAATTTCTGCAAAGCCTTCTTAATTGCAGGCTTGCGAACAATCTTGATAAGTTTTTCATCCTTATCGAATAAATAGATCATAGACTTTCATCCCTCCACTGTACCTCACGGATAGTTACATTTTTGCCGGTCAATCTGTCGCCGTCCTTAACATAGAACTGCTCAAGCGGGCTAAAACGTTGTAATTCGCTTAGGATATTACGCCCATCATAAGTAGCTGTCACTTCTTCTGTACCGAATTTAATGACGATTTCCTTATTAGCTGCATAACTACCCTTAAACGACAGCTTGGTTTGACCGTTGATAATTTCAAATTCCGTTGCCGCTGTAGATGTTACAGCTACAATCTTCTCAGGTATCACTTTCTTAGCATAAGTTAGATAAACAATGTCGTTAGAACGCTCTGGAACTCGTTTTTTATAGCCGTCTGGCACTAGCAGAACAAAACTGCTAATGACTGAAAGCCTGTCTTCCTCGACTTCGTCCGCTTCCTTGAAAATGGCGTAGTAAGTGAAATCTGGCTCGTCGTCAAAAGTGACTTCGAGATACCCGCTAGGGCCTACCTCTCTCAAGATGCGGTTAAGCTCTCGGAAAGAGGTCCTCATGACTTGGCTAGTAACTGTAGTTAACTGATATTTAACTTCAATCTCACGCTCTGAGTCGTTGACACTGTCCACCCAGACACCGCGGCGCCCCGGAACTCTAGTAGTTGAAATCTCACGGTTAAGCAACGAACGACCCTTAACTGTAAGCTGTCGATATCCTTGGATGATATCTTCAATGGGCGTCCCGTTGATACGCATGTTATCAACTGGCGCTCTTTGCAGCACCGTTGATTCCGTGCGCTTCAATGAAGCATAATCATACATTTGCTAAAACCTCTTTTCTCTCTTAATAGTTATCAAGCATTAATTCCATTGATTGAGCATTAGTGATATCCTCAGTAAATGCTCTGTAAGTTGTATCACCCATTTTAAGCACGATGTCCGCTGCTTGTTGAGTAACTGACATCTTGCCACCGTTGAATGAAACAGATGGATCATACCCTGCTAAACGACCTAACTGGCCGTCCATGCTACCAAGTTCATCAGTGATAGCTCCATTGATATCTTGACCAGTGAATGCGTCAATAGCTCCTTGGGCCATATAACGCATTGAACGGGCTACTTGGTCCGCTTTGCTATCAATACCGATGATAAAACCTTTATCCGTGTAGATACCGAATTGACGGAATACACGGGATGGCGATTTGATACCAAGCAAGGCTTTAGCTCCATTGATGGCGTTACCTACCGCACCTTTAACCGCTGAAATCAGTTTCCCGGCTGCGGATGTAACCCCGCTAACGAAACCGCTAATAAGGTTAGCACCGACGCTTGCAGCTTGTCCAACGAATCCACGGGCTGCACTAAGTGCACCGCTGAACGCTGAGCGAACTGCTGAAATGATACGCTGACCGGCACTTGTTACCGCTGATACCACGGCACTAAATCCGCTAGTAATAGCTGACTGAATAGAGCTCATGGCACTTGATACTGCTGATCTAACAGCGCTCCAAGCTGAGCTGATGATGCTCTGAACAGAACTCATAGCACTTGAAATAGCAGATTGAATCGCTGACCATGTACTTGATACAGTGCTAGCAATCGCACTCAATACGCTTCTGATAAGCGACAAGATGGCATTCCAAATCGCGCTGATAGTGGCTTGAATAGCTGACATAATTGACGAAATAGCCGCCTGAACTTGCGAGAAGTTACCAGTAACCAATCCGACGATAGCAGCCAATACACCAGCTAAAACAGCTTGAATACCCGTCCAGATGGCGTTCCAAATCGCTTGGATAGCTGACAAAGTGCTTGAAATAATGCTTGATATGCCGGCCATGATAGGTGACAGAATAGACGTGATTGTATTCCAAACTGTTGAGAACACTGTCTGGATAACCGTCCACGCTGCTGACCAAATGGATTGAATCACAGCAATACCAGCACTAATAACACCGCTAATGGCAGTCATAGCTCCGCCAGCGATTTGTTGAAGCAATGCCCAAAGCGCTTGGAATGGAACAGCTAACAATGCCCATGCTGCGTCCCAAATCGCAAGAATGAACTGAATCCCCGCTTGGATAATTGGACCAATAGCATTGATACCGATTGAAACAAGTGACTTGATGCCTTCCCAAACAGTAGACAAGATGGTTTTGAACGTTTCCCACGCTCCAGACCAGTCACCTTGTAGAATCTGCATACCCATCTTAATGATATTGAGGATAACATCGATAACTGTTGAAATGACCGTTGTGATCATTTGCCAGCTCGTTGAGAACAGCGTAATCAACAAATTCAATCCAGTTTGAACGACTGGCAGAATAGCGTTCATGACGTTTTCAATCATGCTCTTGAACATATTCCAGTAAGTCGTCGCTGTCTGCATAATCAAGGCGTGGTTTTCGTTCCAGAATGACGTCAACTGACCCCAAATTGACATGACAAATGACACAATGGCTTGAACAGCGCTAGTGATTGCACTCTTGATGGTTTCCCAGATTGCAATGACTTGTGAACGGAAATTCTCGTTATGATTCCACAAATCAACAAGCGCAGCTACTACCATCCCAACCGCTAACGCAATCCCAGCGAACGCAGCAAGGGCAGCAGCAGAAACACCACTGGCAGCACTACCAAATGAAACCATCATGGCTTCGCCACCTTCGAAAGCCATTGAAAAGCCTTCTACTGCTGCGGTACCACTTGAGAAGAATCCAGCAAGCGAGCTGATAGCGCCACCAATTGTGCTCAATGCAGAAACAACGTTACCAACCCAAATGATTAGGGTCCCAAGTATTGCGATGATAGGCCCCGCTGCTCCAACGATAAGCGCTGCCCATTTAACCCATCCGTCCACTGGCAGATTGTCCCAGATAGTCCCTAGAACACGCACCACATTATCTTTAAATATGATGATAGTCTGCTTCATGTTCTCCATGAGCTGCTTGATATTAGCTTCATTGTTACCAAGACCGGCCACTAAGTTCTCAGCGGCTGCTTTCATGGAATTAAACGAACCCGAAACGGTTGTACTTGCTTCTTTAGCAGTCGTTCCGGTAACTCCCAATCTATCTTGAGTAATACCGATGGCATCAATCAAGGTATGAAATGGAATATCACGGATATTGTCAGCTGTAGCTTCAAATTCACCATTCAAGACACCAGATTCATTGACCAAGCGAGCCATTTCGGACATGGTACCACCATAACCAAGTTTCAGGTTGTCCAGCATTGAGTAGTTATCCTTGGCGAAACCTTGATAAGCGTTTTGAATGTCCGTCATGTTAGTACCGAACTTGTTCGCATTATCAGACATTTGGACAAGGGCTTTATCCCCGTATTTCGCAGCCTTGGCAGTGTCACCGCCTAGACCTTGTAACAAGGTAGCTGAGAACGACGTTACCTGCTCCATATAGCGGTTAGCAGACACACCAGCCGTCCTATAGGCTCGGTTGGCGTTTTCAATGACGTTGGTGCCCTCACGATCCATTGTATTATAGAGTTCTTGGGCTTGCTGTCTGGTCATGCCGTAGTCTCTGGCAAGGGCATTGACGCTTGAACCGTTCTGTTTGAATAGCGTAGAAACACCACCCAAAGATTGCTCAAGGTCTGCATAGCCTTTGATGACGGCAGTTAACCCACCGACCATCGGCAATGTGAAAGCCGTGGTCATTCCAGCGCCGACTGATTGCATGGCGCTACCGACTGACTTTAAACTGCTACCAACTTGAGCAAGCATGCCCCCAGACTGATTCTTCAAATCAGCAAGGGCAGACTTGGCAGCATTGACACCGTTGGTGAAGTCGCTTGAATTGGCACGCAATATGGCCGTAACGTCAAAAGATGCTCCCATTAACTACCCCCTTTCATTTTTTGATTAATGATCCTATTCTTATCAGCTAACGAAAGCGCTCGACTTCTAGGCACAGTGTCCTCTGGTTTAAATATCCTACTGAACTCTTTCTCATGATCATAAAACTCATTAAAGGTTCGGTAAGCTGAGCGAACACTCTTGCCCTTGCCTTTGGTAGCCTGCACGGTCTGGTTATACCATGCTTGAATTGCTGCGTTAAAGCGGATATCCTCTTGTTTAATTGCGTAGGCAGTATTGTATACCTCAAATTCAACAAGAGTTGTCCTAGCGGCTTCTGTGTAGCTCATGCCGTGCCTTGCAATCAATAAAGCAATTGCGTCATCGTAGCTGAAATCATAATCTGGTTGATGTTGCCCTACTCTTGAACGTTCATTGCGAGTTTGAGTAGGGATGACGCTTTTAACTCGTCAATAATAGAGCCGATTGTCTCTTTGTATTTACCTTTGTCAATCAAATCAGCAAGATAGGCTTCAATGTCAGCGTCACTTGGCTTTTGTGGTGCTGTAATCGTACCAGCTTTGATGATATCCACAAATGCCAACGGGTCGTTGATAGCGACACCGGCTGAAATCAATGTCATAGCACCGTAACCAGTCTTCATGCCCTCAAGTTCTGCTGAGTGCAATTTGTTGATTTCACGCAAGAACGCAAGTCCGAATTTCAATTCAAAGTCTCGTCCGTTGATAGATAGAATCATGTTTTATTTCTCCTTTATACAAAAAAAGCAAGGGCACAAAGCCCCTGCAATTAGACTAGATAGATGCCGTTAGGCCGTCTTCTTTAGCAAGGGTGTGATAGTCGTACTGAGCGCTTGCAACTGCTTTCTTCTGAGCTTCTGTCAAGCTGTCAGTTGAAATAATACCGTTGCCGTCGATAGCCATTTCGTAAGAAAGCTCCACTTTGTCGTCAGCTGGTGCTGAAATTTCAAAGTTTTTAAGATAGCCTTGGTAATATTCAACGTCATAGACATCTTTTCCACCAGACGCACGTTTAGAAGCAAGGTCAACTTGCCAGCACTCTACTTTGTCACCTGCGATGAACCATTTACGCATTTCACGCCACATTTCCGTAGTAGTGCCATCTTCACGATATGCAAGTGATACGAATTCCCCAGACACTTCACCGTCTGAAATTGAGTTAACCACACCGTCTTTAGTTTTGGTAGTTTCGACCTCTTTCTCAGCGTTGATAGTGTGTTCTGTTTGGAAACGTACTTTAGCAGCATCTTGTGTCTTTTGGTCTTTGACACGACGGAAGAAGACCATTAGGTCTTTACCCAAAATAAGTTCTGCCATTTATTCCTCCTTTTTGGTATATGAAAATGAAAAATCCAGCACAATGTGGATCAATGGCTGGACGTCTGTATTATCCGGTAAGACTTGCTTGTCTGTACCAGTTTTTAATAAGTTGTATTCAAACCCTTTAATTCGTTCGCTAGCTTGTTCTAACTCTTGGCAGTGAGCGTCTAGCTCTGCACGCTGCACTCTAGTCCCGTAGATATGGACGGTTTGTCTTATCGTTCCAAAATTGTCGTTATTGAGTGTAGGCGCTGAGCTATTCTCACCGATGTAAGCGAAAGGATAGCTTGCGGATGAATCGGGTAAGTAGTCGTAAGTTGCTAGCGTCTCACTAGCAATAGCAAATAGATTTCTGAATAAGTCGTGGTTAGGTGTCATTTAAAGGCTCCTTCCATTACTTTTCTGATTTGGTCTGTGAAGTAAGGCTCGATTTCTGTCATCATGGGGCGCATGAATGGCGTCCCCGGCTGATAACGTGTCCCATATTCTTGATAGCCGCTATAAGATGCCGCTGAATGGATGTGATACTCATCACCCTTTGGCAGTCCGGTGATTTCGCTTTTCAAAAAACCGGTATCTACCGGAGCTTTACGTTGAGCGATGTTAGTGCCTTTTTCTCCAGCATTTTTTAGGACATTGTTAGCTTGGGTTTTTATTTTTTGGCTTGCATTTCCTAATGCGGCAGCAAGCTCCAAATCCCCACGCCATTCAATTGAAAAGTTAGCCATTCAACTCACCTCGTTTCAATCGGATTGCGCCCTTAATCGGTGCGTCAATCTGTTCGATAGGGTAATACTTCTTGCCCTCATAAAGAGCGTAGTCAAATGGCTTCTGCTCTTGGCTGAATCGGCATATCATGACCACGTCTGACCTACTCCCGTAGGCTTCAAATACACGCTGTTGGTCAATGAAGTTAACCAAACAAGGCACAATCTTACTAGACTGTGCCTTTTCTTCGTGCTTATCAGTAATCGGGTTGTAAGTCGAAGCGCCCTGCTTCACTAGCTTGATGCGGTGTGGTGTTTTCATAGGAACCTCACCTTACCTTTTCGAGCTAGTGAACCGTCCAGACCGAAATCTTTATCCAAAATCTTTCTGTAAGGTTTGAACATGTCGTCCCAGTCTTCGTAAGTGACTGAATAGCCGTCTACGTTCTCGATTTTAACACCCTCTGAGCCCTTACGACCATAGAGCTTGTAAACAACATTTTCGATGATGAAGTGATATTTCTTGTCAATCTCGGCTGTTCCAACTAGTGCTTTGAAATAGCTCTCAGCGTCGTTGACTAAGTCTTCAATCAATTTATCCTCAAGTTTGTCTTCAACGTCGATACCCAACCGACGCTTAATCTTCTCAAGTTGGATATCGTTCATTTTAGACCTCCTCCGCAGCCTTTAGAAGTTCTTCTAAATCTGCTTTTTTCGCTTTGGCATCATACTCGATGCCAGCTTCATCAAGTTTTGCTTTGAGCTCTTTGACTGTAAGCTCTTTTGACGGCTCGACTGGTTCGATACCACCTTTTTCAAGAACCTCTGCCACGCGCTCTTTAGTAGGCTCATAGCCTTCTCGTGGGTAAGTTTCCCCGACTTGATAGATATACTCGTTATCTTGCAAGTCACGGAATGTAATCTTAGCTTTATAGGTCATTTAAACCTCCTGACTATACTCCTACTGGTTGGATAGCCGCAAATGCTTCATCGTTTGGAATCGCTACGGCGATTTCAAAGATTGCACGGAGTGCTTGCATGTCTTGTTCAAACAAGTGAACGTCACCAGAATCAAGTGTGCCATCGTTTTGAACTTTAGACAAAGTAGCTTGGTCTGCGATTTTAAGGCGCAAGTTAGTGCCGTTTGGAATACCGTACACCAAGCCGTTGAAGTTACCAGTAATCAATGTACCTGCTGGGTAAGTTTGCCCGTCTTGCAATTGAAGTTGAGAATATGGAAGACCATCAAGCTCACCGATTGCGTTAGGGTTAGCTGGCTTAGTGAAGATGTGTTGACCACCGTTCACGCTGTCCACGATTCCACGGAGTGTGCGGTTGATTGTGCGGTGCCCCACGAATGCGTTAGGTTCTTTTTCTGACTTGTCCTCAACATCGTAGATATTATTGAGGTTGATGTCACCAGATACGATGTTCTGAGCACGTTTAGCAGACGCCAAAACGTTAGCGCCGAATGGGTTGTTATACAAGCCAAGGAACGCCGCCCCGTCGATTTTCTTGTTGAACAAGTCAACAATCTTGTCTTTGATCGATTCAAAGAAGTTAGTCCAAGTGTAGTTGAGGACTTCTTCTGTAACTGGCAAGATAACTGCCAATTTACGAGATTCAAGAACGTAAGATTTAGTTTGTACTTTTGCAGTACCGATTTTTTGACCTTCACCAACAAAGTAAGCGTCTGTCAATTGACCAACTTCTACGCCTTTACGAACCATTTTACCGTTCATTTCAACTTTTTGACCAAGCTGAATGACTTTTGAAGTTTTTACAAGTTCGTCAGTGAATAGATCAGTGATGTATTCTGATGTAATCTCTTTTCCAAGAGAATCAGACAAGAGGACTGTGTCCGGATTGAATTTTTGTTGAGCCATGCGCTCTCCTTTCTTAGTTTAGAAATTAGTGATTTTGGCTTTATCAAACTTGTCTTTTCCACGGTGAGAACGCCCTTCCTCTCCACCACTAGTGCGAGGTGGTAGAGCTTTAGCTTCTTCTCGTTTCTGCAAGTTTAGGATGTTAGCCATGTTTGAAACAGCTAGCTTAGTAGCTTCTTCATCGCCTTTGACTACGAATGCAAGCGTTGACTCATTGACAGGCACGCCTTGAGCTTCGAGCTCTTTAATAGCGATATCCTGCATTTGACGTTGAACGATCTGAGCTTGAAGTGCTGCAATTGTGCTCTGGGCTTCTTCGAATTCTTTATCCCGCTGTTTCTGTTGCAGCTCTTGAAGTTCTTCTTCACTCATTTTAGCTTTAGCAACAGCTTCCTCGATTTTTGCTTGAATACCGGTTTGCATATCAGCAATTTCAAGAGTATGTTTCTCTTCCATCTGTTTGAGTCTACGCTGCATTTCAGCAACTGACACCATCTTCTCCTCTTTTTCTGGTTGGCTAGCTTCAACCTCTTGAGGATTCTCAACTGTTTCAAGTTCTTTTTCTGCCATGATAGGCTCCTTTCTTTACGCTTTTACGTCCAACCTCGACGAACTCATGCAGCTTTTAAATGTCATCAGCACGGTCTGGACAAAGGCTTACTCGCCCCAAACACCGTTAACAGCTTCTTCATCAAGAGTGCTGCCACCGGCTTTGTATTCCATTTTGATATGTCCATACGCTGAACAGCGACAGTTGGGGTGCATTGGGTACATGTTAACCCCTTTCTCTGCCTTATTAATCGGTATGGCTTTTCTATCCAAAGGCTTACAGATATCGCAAGCCCCGCTTTCGGCAACATAGATCAAATGTGTGAAGTCATTCTCTTTCAACATCATCAACTCTGTATCGGCATTAATGCGAGCTATTTCGGTCTTGAGTAGCCGTTGGGCGTTGGCTTGGCTTGTGTTATATTTTTTAGCTAATCGCTGCCGTTCCTGCTTAAAACCGTCCATGTCGGTGAAGATCCGCGCTAACGAGCTAAACACATCCTTCTGCATGTTTGCATGAAGTCCGTTCCTGCCCCAAACTCTACGACTAAAATTCTGACCGTAGAAATCAGCGTCTAAAATTGCTCTCATACGACTTACCGCATTGACAGCAGAATTGCCCAAAATACCTGCTTGGCGCTTAAATTCAGCTAAATATTCACTCTCACGCGCTTTATCGAAGACTTCGTTAACGTCTGATATAAGACTAGCTATCTCAAGCCTTAATTCTGCTTTGAGTAGCTCCAACCGACTGACTTTCATTTTTAAGTTAAACAGTCTTAGCCATTGATTAGTGCCGTGTGAGAAGTCCTTCTCGACTACTGCCTTTCTAGCTCGGTCTCTGTACTCAGTAACATCGAACTCACTAGCTCGTTTCATCGCTTCAGCACGGCTTAGCCCCTCTTTGTCAGCATATCGCATGTAAAACCCGTTTATTTGGCTTTGCATACGGTTATATGACGCTTGATAGAGCTCTTTTAAGACCTTGTCACGCTCTATGTCGCGCTTAATTAGGTCTGATTGTGCTTTTCGTTCAGCATTGTAGCGTTCATTATTCGTCATCATCCTCAACACCTACAATCTGGCTAACTTCTAGATCAGTAGCCCCGCCTTCTTTGAGCAAACGGCTCTTTTCTTTGCGAGCGTCTGTGAAGCTAGCTGATTCCATAAGCGTCTCTTGTGAGATTTCCATACCCGAATTGATAGCAGATTGAATCTCAGCCCATACATCCGTTGGTAGGTTCTCATGGAACGTAAATGTCAGCATGTCAGCATCCACTGGTTCGATACCTTTGAGATTGTTAGATAGCAACTCAAGCAGCTTATAGCGTCGTCTGAGCGCCTTGACAAAGAACCCACGCTTAACGGCTGTAACTTGCTGCAAATCAACTAGCTTGTAGCGGATAGCGATCCCAGACGTAGCTGAGAATGTCGAATCGTCTTGCAAGTTAGGCAATCCAACAATGCGGAAGAAGTCTTTAATCAAGCGCGACTTGTACGCTTCAACACCGCTCACATCGTATTGTTTGTAGATATAGCCGGCATCTAAGGACGTTTGTTGTCCGTTGTGTCCAACTCCACTCTCAAGCACTAACATGTTAGCGTGTTTCATTTTCATGATGTCAGACGCATTCATACCAGTACTTTCGACATCACCCTTGATGACAAGCATAGCATCGTTAAGGTCTGACATATAGTTAGCTGTGTCCGACTCTGCTGCGTCATAAGCGTCGATGATTGGAATACCTTTTTCCCAGTCACCAGAACGCTCTCGGTTATTCTGCCATTCAACCACTGGCACCATTCCAAACGGATTTTCTTTTCGTTCGATTTCCTGCCAGTTTGGATCATAACTGACAATTTTGTTGTCGGTGTATACCGTGACAAACATCTCACCGTTGTACACTGGACAATGGACAGCCGCAATGATATCCTTTCGGACGTCTGCACTGCGAATTGTGAACATCTCCCTTGCGTCAATCAAGACTACTGCGGGATTGCCAAACTCGTCATAATAATGCAGTTCAAACGCTCGCCCAAAGCGTGAAGCATCATAGACTAACTCACGGTTAAGGGCTTCAATGTCGTTGTAAGCATTGAAATCATCAATAGCCGTCAAATCGCTGTCAGTGTCAGTGGCACCAATTGAAATAGGCTGCCCCACTGTGTAACCAGTGAAGAAGCGGCTAGCTTGTCCGCCCAGATCATGCCTAATGCGATAATCAGCTTTCTCTGACTCTAGTCGTTTGCGCCCATTTAGAATCGTGTAATTGTTCCCGTTTGAGTAGCTCTCTAGGATATTCAAGCGGTCTACCTGCTCGTCTTGAAACTGAGCCACCATCTTCTCTAACTTCTCTCGCCCTTGAAACGTGTCCACTAGGTCATCCGCTGATTGAGCCATGAAGTGGGTGTTAGCTTCTTTGGGAAAATGAAGGAAGTCTTCACGTTTCTGCAAGCTAGTCGGTTCCATGTCTCGCTCGAATTGGTATGATCTAGGAATGTACTGTCCTTCATGTAAAATGTCGTCAGCACTATGTGTTGTGTTCGTCATTCTATCTCCTTATCAGTTTGTTGACCCGTCTGATTTTAGCATCCACATCTTGTCTATCTTTAACAAAGATAAGATTTTGCAGTGCGTATCTAATAGCATCTATGCAGTGGTTGTAAGAATCACACGGCTTGTTGATGTACTCGTTTGTATGCTTATCTTTTTGCCATGTATAGTTTTCAAGCTCCTCAATCGTCTTGACACATCTTTCGTCAACGATGATGTCGAACTGCTGCAAGAACTGAATCCCTTGTAGAACCGAACCTTTTCCCTTGTCTACTGGAATAGCTCGACGCAAGCCCAGTGTTTGCAATTCAGCAATGGATTTCTGTTCTGCTGAGTCAGCCATAATCACCTCTTTTGAATAGCCAAGGCTCGTAATAGCTTCTGCTATCTGGTTGTTAAGCAAGCCCTTTTTGACATACTCCTCTAGGATGTATAGCCGCTTATTCTCTCGGTCTATTTTGACGTGCATAAACGCCGTGGGGTCGTTTGTAAAACCAAAGTCAAGACCAAAAAAGGACGGTAGCCGCTTAAGCTCGTCCTTATTGAGTAATCTCTTTTCATATTTTGGAAATACTAACTTATCGAGGGTGGCAAACTCACCCAAAGCATAGATTTTGTAGTAGGCTTCGTTTCGGTTGGCTAGCTCCTCGATATTCTCCTTGGTCAAGTCATCCAGAAAGCGATTATCCTTGTACGTCGTTTGATAAACCACTGTATTCTTAGGGCTCTTCACAAAGAATGCGTTATATACCCAGTTGGCCTTAGACACTGGGTTGAACATCAAATAGATTTGTTTTTGTTTGTGAGCCTTGTCCCTCAAGCGAAGTGTTAGCTGTGTGTAATCATCAAGCGTAAACTCTGACGCTTCTTCCATCACAACGTCTGAAATGCCTTTGATAGACTTGATTTTCTCTGGGTTATCCATCCCTTTAAAAATCAGTTCGGCTCCGTTTGGTAATTCAATACGAAATGCGCTCATGTTAACCTTGCATAGATTAAGCACGCCGAAATAAGACAAGGCTGCTTGCACGTCCGCAAACACCGAATCACGAACCGTAGAGCCTACTTTTCGCAATATCAATATTTTGCGAGGCTTGTCCCAACTCTTTAAGGCTTTGAGGACTATCTTCTGGAAGACTCCGTGGCTCTTACCGCTAGACGCTCCGCCGTAATGGACCTCAGTAAACGTGTCATAATCAAACAAATGTTCATAGATATGCCGATTAAACACCCTACTTGGATTGATTTCAAGATTAATCGTCATCCCATTCACCTACCGAGATACTGAAATCTTGTCTTGTTTTATCGCCTGAAATAACGCTGCGTTTTTTATCGTTTTCAAGTTGGATAGATATAATGCGCTCACGCTGTTCTTTGCGATCCAAGCTGTCCTTGGTATCAATGGCGACCAGTCTAGCGATTTGTTCAAACGCCTTGACGTTACCCTTCATGGCTTTTTGCATCATTACCATAGCTAACGCCATTTCATTCGTAGCTTCGAAACCGAGCGCTTCAAGTTGCTTTGATATGTTTTCGTTCGCTACGTCGGCTTTTAGAATAGTGTTAAATGCCCTTTTTAGGTCCGCTTTTCTACGTCTAGCCTTGCCTGAAGCTATGCCGCCTTTTCTTCCTAATTCTCGCGCTTCCTCCGAGCTTGGGACCCTTAGGTTTTGTTCATTCGCCATCGCCTCACTTCCTATCGTTTAGTTTATTTTTTCAGCTTTCAGTCCGGTTTCTTCTTCCCATCGTTTAATTGTGCGCTCGACATATACCGGGTCAAGTTCCATCCCGTAATAAATACGTTCCGTCTTCTCGCAAACCATCAAAGTGGAACCCCCGCCATTGAAACTATCCAGCACGCGCTCGCCTTTTTTACTAGAATTAAGGACACACCTAGCAATCAATTTCAATGGTTTCATGGTCGGATGGATATCACTTCTAACAGGTTTATCCTCGTAGAATATACTAGCGGGACTGTTTTCTTGCATCGTCTTGATATAAGAAATAAGCTCCCCTTTAGTCATTTCTTTCAGGTTTTCTTCATCTTCTTCGATGACTGTAGCTAACGAGCGGTTATCAATAAAGTAATGTGAAGCGCCATCTTTCCACCCGTAGAGACACGGTTCATGTTTCCATTGATAGTCTTGGCGACCTAAAACAATGCTGTTCTTAACCCAGACAAGGTTCTGTTTCAGCAACCACCCTGTCTCCTTAACGGCTGCTCTGAAATTTAACCCTTCACTATCTGCGTGCCATATATAGAACGCTCCGCCCGGTTTTAGGTGTTGATCAGCTACCTCGAATGCATCTCTCAGGAATTTGCGAAAGCTTGCGTCATCCATGCTGTCGTTCTGGATTGTCATAGCTTCTTCGGTTTTACCCTCGTAAGCGACATTATACGGTGGGTCAGTAACGTAGAGGTCTATCTTTTCGCCGTTGACAAGCTCCTTCATATCCCCTGCTGATGTACTGTCCCCACACATCAAGCGATGTCGTCCTAGTTGGTAAATATCCCCGTACTCTACTGATGAAACCGAATCGCCTTCGCTTTCGATTTCATCTTCTGAAATATCGGTGCCGGTTTCTTCGTCTTCAAAATCATCCAATGTATAATCGCTGTCCGTGAATCCAAAAAGTGTCATGTCAAGATTGTCGACGCTCTCGATTTCACTCAATAACAGTTCAATATCCCATTGAGCTATTTCTGCGACTTTGTTGTCAGCTAGTCTGAACGCTCTGACCTGTTCTTCTGTTAAATCATCCGCAATAATTACTGGAACAGTCTTTAATTTTAGTTTTTTAGCGGCTTTCCAGCGCGTATGTCCATTGATAATCTCGCCGTCTGGCGTTGCCACAATTGGCACTTTGAAGCC